GGCTAGACTCCTTAAGGGGTGACCAGTCTATGGCAGCTTGGGCAGTAGATGCTGCAAATTCAATGATTGAGTTTAGTCGTAGAACTTCAGCTATGCTTATCAACCTTAGATTCGACGCCGAAGACTTTTGGAAGTCACTTACTGGTAAATCCAATGCTAGTGCTATTGGTGTGCAAATGAACCTTCAAATAAGAGAGCTGGAAGGAATAATACCAAGCTTCAAAAGCCTTGGTATTATGATGTTAGAAATTGCAAGTCAAATAAGCAGACTAACTGACACAATACAAAGTATTCCTGGTATAGGCCAACTAACCGCTGCCGCATCAACAGCAGGAGTAGGCTACAAGGGTTGGAGTGTTGCAAAAGAGAAGCAAAACCTTAAACAGCAAATGTGGGACAAAGCCGGCAAGAAGCCAGGCCCAGTACCATCTGATTGGGATCCTAAGACCGAAACGAAGAAAATACAAAAGAAGTTTGCTAAAGAGGCTCTTAAGTACGCTAAATTTCTAAAGTTTGCTGGAGGCCCTATTGGTTATATAGTAAGCACTGCGGTGCTAGGCGTTGTAACTGCATATTGGGAAGACATAGTTGACTTCTTTTCAGATGAGCTACCTAAGGACGTGAAAAAGCTAGTGGAGTCTAAATCTAAAGCCCTTACTAACGCAAAGCAAGTACTATCTGGCAGTAGCTTGGGAGTTATAGACGGCCTCTTAGCTCCAAACAAACCTAGTTTTATAGGACCTAGAGAGGGAAATCCTAGAGAGATCGCATTAGGAATAAGTAATAGCGCTCATAGGATGGTGGAAGCTGTGGTAGCAGAATCTGGCCAAATGGAAGATGCTGTGGATTTGATAGGCTTGTCTAAGAAAGCATTGGCAGAATACGCAGAGCTTCAAAAAGAGTCAGATGAACTGATGACTTCCATCCTTGCAAGTGAGGTAAGTAGAAATACAGTTGCTTTGAAGAATCTTGCAACTGAGGAGCTACTAGCAATGGCTGAGATGGAAGTAATGCTCGAAAGTATGGATACAAAGTGGGAAGATACCCTTATCTCTATGGGTAATGGTATGAAGAAATATACTGACGGTGTTAAAACAGAAATGGAAATGCTTACTGATAATATTGCCAGTGCTATGACTAAAATGGAAGATGCTATAGTTGGTTTTATAACTACTGGAAAGCTTAACTTTAAAGATTTATTCCGATCAATTGCTGAAGACTTCCTTAAAAGCGGCGTTCGATCAATATTTAAGAATATGTTTACACAGGGTAGTGCTGGTTCTGAAAATCCATTATCAACATGGTTAGGCTTTGCTCATGGTGGACGACCGCCACTAAATAGACCTTCTATCGTGGGTGAACAAGGTCCAGAGATATTCGTACCAAGAGGTGCTGGACAGATCATTCCAAACGGTGGCTATGGCGGGCAAACAGCTAACATTAGTTTTAATATTAATAGCTTAGATCCTAGTACAGCGGCTGACGTTATCGTTAGTAATAGACAAGTAATCGAGGGTGTTATAGCCCAAGCATTTAATTCAAGAGGAAGAGGTTTTGCATGAAGCAAGCAACTAATATTACCTTAACAAGTATTGGAGATGTACAAAGGTCTTTCTCCCTATCAATGAAACAGCATACGAGAACTAGACTGAATCAAAGATGGAAGTTGGATTTCAACTTTAATGCTTTAACGGAGTTAGAGTATAGAGAGATATCTGCGTTCATTGCATTTAATAGGCAGGGCTACGATAGTTTCACAGTACAAATTCCAGCACTTAAAGATGGATTCGGCTCTTGGGGAACCGTGACTGTGCATCTAGACGGAATACTAAATCAAACATCTTTAAAAGTTGAAGGAACTCCTAGTACTACTATAATAAAAGCAGGTGACTTTTTCACTGTTCAAAACGATACTAAAGTATATCAAGCAACTACAGATTGCACTACAGATAGCTTTGGTGTAGCTACACTCAAGCACTACCCAGCGCTAGTAAGTGCTCCAGGCACAGGCTATACTCTTACTGGACAAAATGTTGAATTCACTGTTAAATTAGTTGATTCAGATATCAGTGTACCAATAGCTAATGCAGGCTTTTACTCGTTAAAATATTCGGTACTAGAAGATGCGTAGCTTTGATACAGATCTAAGGGAGAGTCTACAAGGATACGAGATACAGATATTTCATTTAGTATCTTTAGATATTGAAGGGGATATCGTATACTTAACTGACTACCATAGAAACCTTACGTTTGATGGCCAAATATGGGTTGCTGCAGGTCATCTGCTACAATTTACTAATATTAAAGAAAACAGAGAGCTTAGAATTGATGAAGTAACTCTTTCTCTTAGCGGTATAGATCAAATCTTAGTATCCGCTGCCCTACAAAATAATATAATAGATAAGAAGCTTAAGATTTATCTAGGTGTACACCACAGAGATGAGCAATATGGATCTACTATAAAGGCAGACCCTTTATACGTCGATCCTTTATTAATCTTTGAAGGATCAGTTTCTAGTTTAGCTATTAGTGAAACGGATGATACTGTTACAGTATCAGTAACTGCTACTAACTACTTTGCTGACTTCAATAGAAGAAATGGTAGACATACTACCGATGAAGAACAGCAGCACTATTTTCCTGGCGATAAAGGTTTTGAATTTAGCACTAGAATTAGGAAGGACATTAAATGGGGTAAAGCTTAATGACTCCTGAAATAAAAATATTCGATTATTATAAGAATTTAGTAGGTGTTGACTGGGGACAGAATGACTGTAACACAGTAGCTATTGATATTATGCAGATACTAATTGGTAGGCCTTTAGACATACCCACAGTTAGGGGTGAATACGACAGTGCTAAGACAGCTTATGAATTTTATGCTGACTACCCTATTACTTGGAATGAATTTTTTGAGAATAACGGAAAGTACATTAGTAAGAACTTCGCTCAAACCGGAGATATCCTTATAAAAAATCACGAGAATTATATAGAGCTATCAGTATGGCTACAAGGTCATACAGCTATGATAGATATGGAAGAGAGAAAGTTAGTAATACTTAAAGGTATGCCGGAAGTAGATAAAGTATGGAGAATAAATCGTGGGTAGTAAAACATTAAAAACAATGGCCTTGATAGGTGTAAGCTTTCTTGTACCTGGGTCGGCCTCCTTTACATGGTCATTATTTGCTAAACGAGTAGCCTTTACATTAATCACACAGAAGCTATTTGCACCAGATGCTCCTGCAGCATTAGAGGACCAAGGTTCTAAAATATCCAAGCAAGGCAGTAACGTACCGATTCCTGTAATCTATGGTACTGCTATGACTGGTGGAGCTTTAGTCTATATGAATACTACAGGGGCTAAGAAAGAGTACCTACATTTAGTATTCACTCTATGTGAAGGGGAAATTGAAGAAATATCAGATGTATTCCTAGACGATGTAAGCTATACAGATAGTAAATATGCAGGAAAAGTAGACGTTTACAAGTATTTAGGTACAGATGACCAACTAGCCTCTCCAGAATTAGTAGCCAACAATAGTGAATGGACAACGGAGCACAGATTAAGAGGTGTTGCGTATATTTACGTCCGTTTAACATATGATACTGAAACATTCTCTGGTGTCCCTAGTATTACTGCTAAGGTTAAAGGCAAGAAGGTTTATGACGTTCGAGATGCTACAACTTCTTATAGTAATAATCCTGCTCTATGTGTAGGAGATTATCTGTCTAATAATAGATATGGTAGAGGTATTGATATTTCAGAATTAGATATTATAGATGCTGCTAACTACTGTGATGAAGATGTAGTAAAAGGTAGTGATACTTATGTTAGGTATAGGTGTGACGGTATACTTGATACTAATAGGCCAATGTTTGACAATCTAAAAGATCTAGTTGGTTCTTGTAGAGGCTCGTTATTTTTATCTAATGGTTTATACAAACTTATAGTTGATAAACCTATGCCTGTACTTTCTACGTACCAGGCAGGAAACATAACTGAAGACGCCATCATTAGAGATACTATAACAGTAGATGTAAGAGATAAGAAGCGATTGGTTAATTCAGTTAAAGTATCGTTTATAGATGAGTCTCTCGATTATGAAGCAAATACTATCGTTATTGATAGTCCTACGGCTTTAGCTGAAGATAATAATCAAAAGTTAGAGACTACAATTAGTCTTCCATTCACTAAGTATGCACTAGATGCAAATATGATTGGAATCCTAGAATTAAATAAGAATAGACAGGCTATCCTAGTATCCTTTAGACTTCCAACTCTACATTTCATGCTAGAAGTTGGTGATGTAGTAGCTGTTACGTATGATACGGTTGGATGGAATCAGAAAGAGTTCCAGATAGATAGTTTAGAATTCGAACCAAATGATGAAGTAATTCTTAATTTACATGAGTATTCAGATAGTAGTTACTCAGCGGTAGTAAATGATTTTGATGCGGCACCTAATACTAATCTTCCTGATATGTTTACGGTAAATGCTCCAAATAATTTCTCTTTTACAGAAGAGTTATATACTGTTAATAATGTAACTGGTGTTAAGACTAGAGTAATATTATCTTGGGAAAGCCAGGATGCGTTTACTCAAGAGTTCGTAGTGTTGTATAAAAAGACTTCTGAACTAACTTGGCAAGATGCAGGTACCACTATTGAAGAGTACCTTGTAATTAACGATGTTGAAGCTACAGATTACGATTTTAAAGTAAAAGCTATAAATTCGTTAGGGATTCAATCAGATTGGTTGATTTCACAGATCAATACAGTTGTTGGTACCACGGCGCCACCTGCAGACGTAACTAGTTTAAGTGCACGGGATATTGGTGGCTCTGTAGAGCTTAGCTGGACTCCATCTATGGAATTAGACGTAATGCATGGAGGATATGTAGAAATTAGGTTCTCACCATTGATTATGGAGACTGCAGTACCTATTACTAGCTTAACAGCTTGGAATGATGCTTATAAGGTTGGTCAAA